GCCAAGCCAATCAAGAGCATGCGTAAAGGAAACGCGTATACCTCCTTGGTCGACGCTGAGCATCAGCTATCACCGAAGATACACTAAGATCCCACATACGTTCCTGGTAGGCTAAACCAGACGTAAAGTCCAAGATTGTCGCATCACACCTTTTTCCAGTGAGTTCATTTATGATGAGTTGGATCTCATCAAACGCAGCAACGTTATCATCCTGGTACGCTCGCAGTCGTTCTAACTGCGCTTGCTTTCGCAAAGACTCGCTCTTGCTAAATAGTCGTCGATCAACCCTCTCGGGACACAACAACTTACTCCAGGTTTCGCTAATCTCCCTTGACATTACACCTTTATACCAGTAATGCCCCAGAAAGTGATGCTTTGAAACATCCGCCTTCTGAACGCGAGATTTCTCCACACTGAGATGAATCCCTAACTCCTCCATAACCCGTTTCAGGTCGGTGAGAGCAGGACCCAGTCCACAGACCCCAATCAGACTATCATCCCCAAGGACATAGTATCTCGATGTCATGAACCCCAATCTTAGTTTAGCATACTCAATTACAATCGCGTTAACTATTGAATCAATGATTTGCGTAAACATAGAACCACTTGGAACTCCGTGTCTTCTACCTATTATCATCTCACCATTAGGTAAAAGCATAGGGGCAGTGACGAAGTATTTCCGGATCATATCCCAATCCTTCTGATCACACCCGTGCGAGAAGTCGAAGTTCGCCTCTATGACGTTAAAGGCTAGTGAGATTAACTTCGTGGACACTGAACCATCGAATCCTGAGTAATCGAGAGCATATACTAAATTGCTCTTCCAACGCAGTTCGTTGATGTCCGAACCAACAGCGCTATACGACCTACCTCCAATATAAGGATTATGATGACCAATCACCTCATACTGAAATGGTTCAAAGAAACGAGACTCCAGCAAAGTCATTGAGAATGGATACCCAAATACTGGACGAACCGTCTCCTCCGTCTTACCACGGTGGTAGATGGTCACAGGTGGTGGTGCCTTTCCATTTCGGATGGCATACACCTCCCGCAAAGCCTGGTCGACACAGTCACCTTTCTTCAGATAGAGCGGAGCTCCACTAGAAGTATCATTTCGATAACCGCACTTTTCCACAGGAACAGGCTTCAGTTTTCCAACAAAGAACGCCCGGGCGACACGACGATAGGCTTCATGTAACAGCTTACCATCATACTTTCCCATTTTCCCGCCTTTCAAATATTTCATCATCGGGGCGATCAGCATCTCTGGTCGATAAATGGACCTTGCCTCTAAATACACTGGAACTGTGCATTTCTTGGCTCTTGCTAGACGCGCTACATCCCACAGAATGACAGCACCGCTCGGTCTGTTGGTACCAGCTTTGAACCTAGCTTCCGCTTCAGGAGAAACGAAAGAATATGGCTTGGCTTGATAGCCAGATAACTCATGCCACTCTAACATAGTTACACCTCCTTAGGCGACAAATGTCGCATAGGTTGCACTGTTTGCCCAGTAGGCGCGACAGCGATTGGAAACGCAACGTTTTGGACGTCAACCCCTTGAGAGCGCAAGGTATTACTGTGCTCCTC